GATGAACACGTTGGCAGCGTTGATCTCTTTGGTCTGAGCCATCGAGTTGCCGACCGCTTGGCTGTAGCGCTTGCCAAGCTTCATATACAGGTTGTCTTCGATCGCTTCCTGGGTAATGGTGAAGCCCAGAGCGTAAGTTACGTGGTTGTACCGAGACGCCCACGCTTCGCCCATGCCATCATCCATCGTTACCATCGCGCCTTCGTCTTTACGAGCGGCGTATCCGGTGCCCACCAGCTTGACAGCCTCTTCGTAGGCCATCTTGCTCGACTCTTGTTTGAAAATGCGATTCCACTGGCCCTTGTACTGCTTGTAAGACAAGCCGATCAGGGTGTTAATTCCAGGACGCAGTTCTTTTTCGTACTGTGCTCTTGTGATTGCCATTTCTTATTTACCTCGTCCTGAATTACTGAGAACCTGCCAGCGTAAACGCATGGACGTTCGCGTTGTAGCGGACCAGGATTTGCGTGAACGCATCACCCGGCGCATTGCCGCTGGTCGTGTCAAAACCGATGATCTTGAACGGAGCAGTGCTGCTAGACGACTTGCTCAGAGTGGCAGTGTCGGCGTACAGACGGCTCGTTTTGTTGGCTACATCGGAGCTAGCGAAACCACCCAGGCCGATGTTCTGACCGATGACGGAAGCGGCAAGAGTGCCGTTCGCCTGAACCGAGAATACAGCGTTCAGATCGTCGTAAACGGTTACGTCAACCGAACCTACGGCAGCCGTATGAACATCAATGGGGGCCACGGCGCGGAAGCGTTCTTGGTTGCCATCGTCGTACTTGACACCGAGGAACACTCCGACCGGAGAGTTAGCGCTGAGAGTGCCGGCAGCCGGGTTTGCAGCGACAGGGGCGATAGAGCCACTGACCAGAGCAACCAGATCACCGATAGCAATAACAGCACTGTTATCAGTTGTGAGCGGGTAGTGATTTACCGTTCCCGCGTTGTGCGAATCGCCGCCAGTTTTGACGGGACGCAGCCCGTTGGGGCTTTGAACTTGAGACATTTTACTCCTTTGAGAATTTGCAAGGTACTAATCGTTTCGCCGCACCACACGAACCGAACTCTTGACCTGTGAGGAGGCGTGCGTTCTAACACTGCTGTCTCCCATGTCCTGATAATCAGTCGTGCTTTTTCTTGCCTGCGACAAGGCATCCGATTCAAATTCCTGAATCGCTTCTTGCACCGCCTCTGCGGAGTTTTTGCAGAGAATTTGGCCTCCACACATCAGCGTTCCATCTGGCTGTCTGTAGGCTTCCATCTCAGGTAATTCTTCTGCCGTTACCGGCGTCCAACCGACCATCAAAGACTCGTTAAAATTCACTCGGTCTTCGTGGCCGTCATTGGTTGTAAACTTGCGAACGTAGCGAAGAGCCACGTCGGGACCAAGGGAAATGTCCATCGGGAACGTCCCCCGGCGAACCCGAACTCTCGTTCGGGCTGCGGTATTGCTGCGAGACTCAGCGCCTCGTGGTGTACGATCTTGCGACATGATTAGTTGGCTCCTCGGGTCATTGATTTGTGTTGTTCGATGGCAAACGCCTTGATCTCTTCGGGAGTAGTAAGGCCCATCGACCGCGCCAACTTCTCTGTTTCTGCCTTGATTATCACTCGCTGTTTACCTGCCCCATTGGTCTGCTGACCAGTGGATACGCGAGACGACGGAACGACGGTTGAAGCGGCTGCCTGACGCTGCGTGAACAGCTTGGGGTGAGCGGCCTTAACGGTGTTGTTGATGTGAGCGAAGTAGGCGTCTGAGCCTTCCTGAGCGCCAGCGCGAATGGCTGCGTGGTGAGCCTTGATTGCGGTAGCGGACTCGATATTCTCGGGCACGCCGAACTCGTCCATAGCGAACCAGGGATTCTCGCTTGCCCACTTGTCGCGCTTTGTCGTGTCAACCTGGGGCACCTGTTTCTGTTGCTGAACAGGAACATATTCTGGTTGCTGAGCCGCAACTGGTTCCTTCGGGGTCGTCTCCACTTCGCGCCGGTACTGAACGGCCTTGGCGTTTGCGGTCTGCATACGCTCTTGAGCGTCCAGCAGGGCAGCCGTGTTGCCGGTGTTGATAGCCTCTTCGACTTCCTTGCGAGCAGCCTTGGCTTGCGCTTCGTGCGCTGCCGCTTGGCTCTCCAGAGTGCTCAACTTGCCGGTATGAAGTTGCTTGCGGAGGTTTTCGTTTTCCGACTTCAAGTGTTGCGCGTAACGCTGCAATTCGGCATTGTCACGAGCGGCAACGTCGCGTTGGCGGCCGGCTTCGGTAAGCGATGCGCGGAGCGTTCCGATGCGCTTCTGAACGTCCTTAGAGAACTGGTCGTCATTCTTGTCTTCGGCATTCGTGACGGGATCAATCTTCCAGTCCTTCTTGTTGTATTCCTTGTCGTCTTCGAATACAACTTCGGGCTCGTCCTCTACGACGGTCTGCGCTTGGGTCTCTTCTGCCGGCGCAACCGGAGTCTGAGTCTCCTGCGTCTGTTGCTCCTGGCCGTTAGAAGTGGCTTCTTCTTCTAATACAAATTCGAAGTCTTCCATTATGCCCTCACCAGATGGTTCGCATACGGAACCGTAGCCAAAACTGCCGTATCTTCAATCAGTCGAAGATCGCGCTTCTTGCGGGTCTCTGCATTGGAGAGATTGAATCGCACGCCGGAATATGCCGACATGATGATGTAGTCTCCTGCTTCGCAGCGCTTTCCGGCCGGGAACTTCTCTTCATCCAAGAAAGATTCTGGTCCGAGTTCGAGAACGCGGCCAATACAGCTTCCCGCCTTCTCGTTCGCCAACATGCTTTCCGGCAGATAGATGTTGCCGCGCTTATTGTCTAATTCAGGTATCTCAATGAGAATCTGATAGCCCTTGACACTGACGCCCGTATCATTCAAGGGCGCATCCACGGTGATCTCCTGGATGGGTGCAAGAGCAGTTGTTTGCTCTAGTGTTTCCATTAATCCTCTTCGTTAAAAAGTTGTCTTGCAATGTGAGGGAAATCTTTGCGAACCTTTAGTGCGCCAGCGAATCGACCATGCGCCGAAGAGTAGTCTTCGAATGACATTCTCGTTTCTGACAGCAGAGCCCTTTGTTCTTTCGCAACTATTCGATCTATGACCTCAAGCACTTCTGCTTCTGTCATCCGTCTCAGTCCGCTCATCTCTTCCCTCGACAGCCATAGTCAGGCCGAAAGAGCTTTCGTGTTGTGCCGCATAAAGCCCCGCAAAAACGCAAAAAGCCGAGGCTTTCGCCCCGGCCATGCTTCGACTGAATGATTGGCCCTTTTACTGCTGGCCGTTGTCTCCAGAGAGGTCGTTCTGGTAAGCATCGCTGAGATGCTTGAAGGCTTGTACGGCCAGGGAATTGTTGGCCGTGTTGTCGGAGATTCCTGCGATCTCCAACTTGGTCTGATTGGCCTCCTCCATCTGTTGCGCCTGAGAAGCCATGCGAACCACTTCAAGACGAGTCTTAGCGCCCTTGGTGTCGTTGTCATGCTGCAAGCGAGCCATAGCGATATCCTTCTTGTCCTGGCGAGCCTGATCCTTGATAGCAAGCTCCTTGTTGGCAAGAATCATCTCGGGGTTCTGCGCCTGCTGCTGGTTCTGTTGAGCCTGCGCTTGCTGCGTGTGCTCTGCAACCATCTGACCGACTGCCTGAGCCATCATGCCTGCGACCTGAGACGCCTGCTGTGGATTCATCGGGCCTTGGATCATTGTTCCGATGCGAGCCTGAACCTGCTGCTGTAGCTGTAGTGCAAGGTGCTCCGCGATGTGAGCTTCGTTGGAAGCCATAATCTCTTGAGCCCTCGGGTTCTGAGCCAACATCTGAGCCAAGTACGGGTCTTGCTTGCAGGCTTGGTGAAACGTGATATGAGCTTGGTGGTTCTGCTCTGGGAACGCCTTTACCGGCTTGCTGGTAAGCATAGCCATCGTCTCGCTCATCGGGTCCATCGGCTCGATCTTGCTGGTGTCTGGAATCAGCACGTCAACGTCATCAATGCCCATGTCGGTTAGGATCGTGCGATGTACTGCCGCCATGTCGTAAATCTGCGGGGCCTGCGCTGCCATCTGCATGACCTGTTGCAGCAGGATTAGCCGCTGGCTCTGCGTCGAGCTACGCGGGTCTCCTACTGGCAACAAGCAACACTCGCATCCGGTCAACTGTTCCAGTTCCCCGAAGATGTCTCCGTAGACGTCGGGCTGAAACTCCTGCATGATCTCTTTGATAAGGGAGAACTCAATACGCAGGGATTCGTATAGCCGCGACTGTACGGCATTGCTGATTTCGGTTTGACGCTCGATTAGCGCAAGGGTCGTTCCTACCGGCGCATTCTGGCTGCTGGCTGAAATCTCCAGGTCGCCCATAGAGGAGAAGCCTTCGCCCTTCTCTACGATCATCTGCAAGAGCGTGAATAGGACTTGGCTCGGCTCTTTAACTGGGAGAGGATAGAAGGCCGAAGCTAGTTGATCGGGGGGAAGCTCTACGTCTCGCATTTCGCCGGGAGCAAGCGGCCCCTGCGTAGACATGCGAGCATCTTCCGACTTGAACCAAGCCTGCACAGATGCCAGTGTGCCGGCGTTGACAAGCTGGCGAATAACCTTCGTGGCTACGCTGGCAAGCTGGCCGACAAGCTGAACGAGACCGTACCCGTAAGGGCCGTCCGAAGGGACGTAGACGTAAGGCGTGAACACCTGACGCTTGATGCGTAGATGGTCGCTCTGACGCCAGTTGCGGCGTATCCGAAGGATGTTCTGGCTGTTATCGTCAATCGTGACGATGTACGGCGAGGGGTCGCCTGTCGGGTTGGAAAACTGGTCTTCCTCGATAAAGAGGTCCACATGGCACTCGTAGAGCTTGACGCCTTCCATGAGGACGCCGGAAGGTGCCACGCCGGTAGCGTCAGACTTTTCTTCTTCGACTTCACCCATCTTTTCGGGGGTGGTGATTAGGTGCGTGTCGAGGTACACGCCTGACCGCTGCAACGATTTGATCTCGGCTTCGGTCTTGCGGACGATCTCGGTGACGCGCTCGCAGGTCTGAATTGACTCGCAGCCATACGGCAGGATCAGATTCTCTGCTTTGACAAACTGTGAAACCACTCGGCCGAAACGGGTATTGAAGTAGTTCTTCTTGAAGCCGACTCCAATCTGAGCCTGAGAGAACAACAGCTTTTCCGTCTCGGGACGGAACTCGGGCATCTTGTTGTTGAAGTAGTAATTGACTTTGCGTTGCGCCTTGACGAGAGCGACTTGAACCTGCTGGTTCATTTCGGCGTCTACCGCAATCTTGACGGGGCCGCCCTGCGAGAAGATTTTCGTGCTGGCTCGTGATTGAAAGCGCGTGATACCTTCGAGCAGCATTGGGTGTGTCACACCGCAAGCGTTCGACCAGGGAAGAGATACGTTCTCTTCCTTCAGGCCCATGTACTTCAGATGGTCCGCATAGTTGCTCTGCCAATCCTCGCGGCCGGTCTCGTCTTCCGAGATGGCCTCCAGGAGTTCGAGAGCCATGACGCGCACGCAGTCTTCACCGATGGAACCCATCAGGTCTTCTGCGAGATTGCCGTCGAAGTCTTGCGGGGAGGGCTCGTTTTCGCCTTCCTGAATGACTTCGAAAACCGAACTGTCGCTCGGGTCGCCGGGTATCTCGGAACTGTCGATCTCTACTTCGGTTGGGCTGTAATCTTCTTCGTCCGCAACCGGAAACTGTTGTTCGTCTTCTTGGTTCACGCCATCATAGGATGAGCCCCGTATGGCGTCTTTATTGGTCCGCTATTTCAGTACCATTTAGGGCACTCGAACGGCTCTTTGTCTTCGTCAACACGTATCCGATCGTTGTTGGTAGTAACGAACCGGCCTTCTCGGAAGTGAGCTATCGCGTAAGCCGTGCAGTCAGTGTAATCGTCCTCCGCTCCACCTGGGAAGTCGGCCACTTCCTGTACCACTTCTTCGTTCGATGCCGTTGGAACGTAATAGACGAACCCGCTGCGGAACACATCGCTAACGGCGTTGAGCCGCATGGTCTTGTCCTGCCCCTTCGGGTCAACAGGTCGGGCCAGGATGCCGGCTTTGCGGAGTTCGCTTATCAAGAATGGTCCGCTGCTCTTCTTTTCGATCAAAATGCGATCCGGCTTCCACTCTCCGATGAGGCGCTTGGCGAACACCTTCAACTCTCCCCACTCCATCTTTCTCTTTCGAGCAGACAGGAGAAGAATGCAGTTCTCAACCTTGTCGATCTCCTCGTTGCGTTTCTCGAAGACACCCCAGATGGTAAACGCGCTAGGGTTGGATCGCTTGTTGTCGGTGTAAGCCGTATCCATCACCATAATGGTGAATTTCAGCTTGGGAGTTTCGTAGTCGCCATCATCGTTGGTTTTATCCCACACCTTCCAGTAGCTTTTCGGCACGATGCTGTTCTCCGTGGCCGTTGGTTGCTGCTGATACTGGGCGGCCCATTGGACCGGCGAGATGGACCGCTTTGTTCGTAGGTGCCGTTCGGTAGGCCAGTACTCGGGGAACGTGCTGTTTCCGCTGCTGTCGAGAGCGGGTATCTCAATCTTCTTGTACTTGTCGGCATCGGGGTCTTTAGACGCCCTAGCGTGAACTCTGCCGATAGGGTCTGCCTTAGACCAGCGAGTGCCAATGAGAGCAATGGTTCCGTTCGGCTGAAGTCGCTGCAACGGGCCGGCCTGCATCCACTCCCAGGCTTTCTCGAAGACTTCCATGCCGCCGCTAAGGATGGATTTTTCATCGAGAACATCATCGCCAATAAAAAGATGGGCACCCTTACCGGCCAAACCACCACCACGCCCAACGGCGTAGTAGGAGCCGCCCCTGTTCGTGTTGAAGCGACCGCTGGCTTTCGAGTCCTTGGAAAGAGAGACACCAGGGAATATCTCTTGGTACTCTTCCGACTCGATAATGTTTTTCACCTTACGGCCGAACCCTGTAGCAAGCTCATCGTTCGCAGAAGCTTGGATGATAAAGCGATCGGGATAACGGCCAAGGTAGTATGCCGGCAGAGCGATTGACGACATCTCTGACTTCGTGTACCGAGGGGGAAGGCTGATGGTGATTCGGTCGAGCTTTCCTTCCACAATAAGATCGAACTCGTCGGAGATGATCTTGTGGTGACTGCCGATGACGTACCGTGGGTTCATGGCGCGGAAGAACGACAAGAAGTTCTCCCTGGCTGCCTCGACCATCTCAAGGTGTTCAAGCCGCTTGACGGCACGCAGGATTTCGATTTGCTTGGACTCTGGTAGTTGCCCGATGTTGGGCAGCACTTGACGCAAGAAGTCTTTGAACTCTTCTCTGCCTACCGCCCCGTTCTTTAGTTCCTCCGCAGTCGGAGGACTTGTAACAAGCAATGCCAATGAATGTGCCCCTGAAATGAAAGAACCGGCCCTCAGTCGCCTATGCACAGTTGACTGACAAGCCGGTTAGGTTCGGACTCGGTTTAAGCGCCTAACTAAGAGGCCGCAACCGCCGCAAACACAGGATGCTATTGCTATCCCTTTTTCATTGGTCCTTTAAGCCTTTATCGGATTCATCGGCATGATGATGACGGCCCAGGTAGGATCACCCTCTACTCGGAACTCGACCGGAGACGTGTCGCTCTTGAATGAGACTTCAAGTACCTTGTCGCCGGCCAGCCGTAGAAACTCCATTACGTACTTGGCCGAGATCGTCACAGAGATCGGGTCGCCCTCATAGCTGATGTCGATAGACTCTTCCGACTCGCCGAACACGTGGAACGACGCCGCGATGCTCAAAGCGTTGTCTTCGATTCGCACCGCTACCGCGCTCGATTGATTGTCGGCGAAGTTTGCAACGCGATCGAGGGTGTCCTTTAGGGCCGCGCTCTTGACGCTAACCTTTTTCCGTTCTCCCTTGAGGAAGCAGACGTCGTACTTCGGGAACCGCCCGTCGATGCCGAGGGCAAATAGGCTGCGGTTGCCGACCTGGAAAAAGACATTACCATTGTCGTCAATTCCGATCTCGACGTCCGAACCAGACGACTTGCTCTGAATCTTCGCCAACTCGGAGATCGTCTTCTTGGAGACCAAAGCCGTTGCGGAGCCCTTGAAGTCGGAGACGTGTTCGGCCAGCGAAAGCTTCTTGGTATCCGTGGCTACCGCTGTGATGCCTGAGTCACTTACTTGCAGTTGCGCGGCAGTAATCGTGAAGCGGGAGTCTTCGGTGCTGATTGCGAATGCCACACGGTTCAACATGCTTGCCAGCACATCGACAGAAACGACGCCCAGCGCATCGGGAGCCTCTGGGATAGGTGGAAGGTCGTTCCCTTCGAAGCGAGCCATCCTGGTTGTGTTCTTGCCGCATTTGACCATAACCCGGCCGCTGTCGTTCTTGTTCTCGAACGATATAGTCTCGCCGGCCTGCGACGACACGTGATCTGAAAGCTTCTTGGCGTCGAGCATCACAATGCCGGGAGTCGTCACGTCTGCCGCGATGACTGCTTCGTATGCGATGTCGATGCTGTGTGTGTTGATGAAGAGGCTGCCGCTTTCCGTAGCTTCCAGCCGCACTTGCATCAAACTCTTCTGGGCCATCTCCTTCTGACTAGCGGCCCCCAATGCCAGGGCCAGTTCGTCTGACAAGGCCCCCGTTCTGGTAGTGAATTTCATATTCTCTCTCTCTTTTCGTTTTGGCCCCTAATGAGGAAAAGGCCGGCCCGGTATGCCGCCGAACCT